ACGAGTTTAGAGGAATGACTGCTAAGGAGGCTCAAGAAAAATTAATAGAGCAATTTGAAGGTAAACCATATGTTACATATGCACTAGCAAGACTTATAGTTCCTATAAGAAGATGGCCAGAGTATTGTGATGCAGATTACACATATTATGATTACGAAAGAGATTGTCAGGAATTTATTAGTTTATTAAACGAATATATTGACACAGTAGTTGATGCATATAAAGTGATACCTACTGAAGGAACTTCAAAAGGACTTTTACAATATTATCAACAATTCGCAAAAACAGGAATGCGTTGGGTTGCGTCCTATTTAGATACTTTAGTAGACATACATCCAAATATTTCTATACGAAATCAGGCAATGATAGTTATGTTAATTACAAAATTTATGCCACCTTATCTTTTTTGTTCTGCTAAAGAACAAGATAAAAAACATTGTCCGTCTTGCCAAAATGGACATGAAGTGTTCATTGGAGACACGTGGGAAAATATGAAGGACAGAATTGAAAAACAATTAGAAATCACATGGGATCAAGAGAATGACCCTAAAAATATTGTAGGAAGATTATATAATGTGGCTACTACGATTGTAGATGATTATCATAAGTTACATGATTGATGGAACCATTTGATGTCTATAAAATATATCTAGCTTTAAAGTTACATTTTACAACTGATAGCTACGATATAACTAAACATAAATTTGCTGCCAAAGGTAGAAAAGATACATTTTTAAAACGGAAGGATTTAATTGTTATACGAAAACTTGCAAGAGACTTTAGTAGACAAGAAATTATTGATATGCTTGTTGCTAACTTTGTTAGTGGTGACAGGTGGGGAGGCGTATTTGACGCCCAAGCGTTTGACACTTACAAACATTGGCAATCAAAACAAGAAAAACTAGCATATCAATTTGAGCAGGATCTTTATGCCATTCAATTAAGAATGGAAAAAGATAATATTGAGGATAGTACACAAGGTGACCATCCTTTAATATTAAAAATGTTACTAGGTAATTTAATTACTTTAGAAACGGTTGTGATAATAAACAGGAATTTGAATTTTTGTAATGAGTATAAGGAGGATTTGGTATTGTCAGACTTCGTACGTTTGATAGAGAAATATGCACCGTTTATTTCTAAAAAGAGTACCAATCCGTTGTATTTAAAATACATAGACCTTATAAATAATATTGCAAGAAACAGGAATGTTTCTTATACAACGTAAAAAACAATATACAACGCAAATACGGAGGAAAATATGTCGTTTAATACACTTAGTGAACTTAGGAATTCTCGCGGTAAGTTCGATAATCTAATGAAAGAAGTCGAGAAAATCTCAAATCCACAATCCAACTTCAATCAAGATGATGGTAAAGAGTGGAAACCCACAGTAGACAAAGCAGGTAACGGTTATGCTGTTATCAGATTTTTGCCTGCTCCTAAAGGAGAGGATATGCCTTGGGTAAGAATTTGGAATCATGGGTTCCAAGGACCTGGAGGCAAATGGTACATTGAAAACTCTCTTACAACACTCAACAAAGCAGACCCTGTTTCGGAACTAAACTCCGAACTTTGGAATTCAGGTGTTGAAGCCAATAAAGATATTGCACGTAAACAAAAAAGACGTCTTAATTATTGGGCTAACATTATTGTTGTTGAGGACTCATCTAATCCAGACAATGTAGGTAAAGTATTTACATATAAGTTTGGTAAGAAAATCTTTGACAAAGTTAAAGATGTTATGCAACCACAATTTGAAGATGAAAGCCCTGTAAATCCTTTTGATTTCTGGGAAGGTGCAAACTTTAAATTAAAAATTAGACAGGTAGAAGGCTATCGTAATTATGATAAAAGTGAATTTGATTCGCCTGCACCTATTGCATCAGACGATGCAAGAATTGAAGAAATTTGGGGACTACAACATAGCTTGCAAGAGCTCGTAGCGGACAAAAACTTCAAAACCTATGAGGAGTTAAAAGCGAAACTAGACATGGTTCTAGGGACTAAAACAACTCCTACTGCTGAAGCTATTAGCCAAGCAGATAATAATATAGATGCCGAGGACGAACATTTTATGGAAAAGGTGAAAACAGTCCAAGCAGCACCTGTAGCGTCTCCTGTAAAAACGGAAGATGAAGACGAAGATGATACTTTATCTTATTTCAAATCCTTAGCAGAAGACAGTTAAACTTCTAAAGTTTTGGGGGCTCCTTCGGGAGCCTTCTTTTTTAGATATAAATAATTTACTATGTTCGATATACCAATTTATCACAAATCAAATATAGCAATGGATTTAATACCTTCTTTACAAGAGGATATTGATGCCGAATATAAAAGACGCGAATATTATTTAGATAAAAATCCTGAGATGGGTAGACATTATAGGAAACTATCTGTATATAATGAAGAAGGACAGCATTGTATTGTTACAGGAGACGATCCAATGGTTAATATAAACAAGTTTCCTGAACTACAAAAAATTATTCATACACACGCAATAGATTATTTAAGTAGTCTTAGTGATTTTCCTTTTACACAAATGTTAGAAAGGAACTGGCATAATTATTCTTGGTGGACTTGTTTCGATGGTGGTGATAGTTATTCATGGCATAATCACAGTCAGTTTTTTCTTATAGCGACTTATTATGTAGCTAACGAATCTGAACATAGCCCTATAGCATTTAGAAATCCTATGGGTAATTTAATTGAAGCCTGGCTACCTGGCAAAATGACAGGTGTAGACACGGAAGTTATTATTAAACCTCAAACAGGAGATTTAATGATATGGCCTGCCTGGTTAGAACACTTTGTATATAATAAAACATTATGGGACTTAGAAAGACATAATGATCCAGATGCAAAGTTTCATAGAGGTGGTAATTTTAACAAAGCAGTAGCAGGTGTAGATACAATAAATACACCGTACGATACTATAAGAAAGAGTATCACAATAAACTACATGAAACCAGCAGAATTGTTTGGTTACATGGTAAAATATTTAGAAGGTAAAAATGAATAGAGAAGCAGTATTTGAACAACTAAAAATAGACGAAGGAGTAGTAAATGAAATCTACCTTGACCACCTCGGTTATCCCACATTTGGAGTCGGTCACCTTGTCCTCGAAAGTGACCCGGAATTCGGAGGGGCAGTTGGAACACCAGTTACTGAAGAAAGAGTCAGGACGTGTTTTGAAAGAGACCTTGATATTGCCGTTGGAGAGTGTGAACTATTATACGAAGATGGGATATTTGGAAACTTACCAGACGAGGTCCAGCAAATCTTGGTTAATATGATGTTCAACATGGGAAGAACTAGATTATCTAAATTTAAGAAAATGCACGCAGCAATACTAGAAAGTGATTGGAAAACTGCTGCAGTAGAAGGAAGAGATAGTCGTTGGTATAACCAAGTTACTAAACGTGCTGAAAGATTAATGGTAAGACTAGAACAAGTCTAAACGATTTTATAATTATTTAATACTCTAGTCATACTAGAGTCTAGTGGGAACCTAGAATTAGCTTTCATTATAGCAGCAATAGCTTGAGAACTATCTCCACCGCCCGTTACAGTTGGTCCGCCAATATTAATAACTGGTTGATTTGCAGCCAATTCTAATCCATCAGATAAGTCTGTCATATTGCCTATTGCATCCGCTGTGGGGACTGTATCTACTTTAGCTTGTCCTGTAACAGCGTCTGTAGTCATACCAACATTTCCTGATGTATTCATTGCAACTTTTTCCATTGTTGCTTCTGTATTTCTCTTTTGATCTTGTAAGTCCTCTAGGAAACTAATATCATCTGCTGATAAATCATCACCTTCTTCTGAGAGTAGTGATTGAATATTTTTATCAGTTCCTACTTCTTTCATCTTTGCTCTATTAATTTTAGATTCGCCAAAAATAACTTTTTCAAATGCACCATCGATCTCTAATTTTTTTACTTCTTTTTCTGCATCGTTTGTTGTAAACGCATCAGCAATGGCTGTGCCTGCGGAAGATGCTGCTACATAACCAACTCCTGCACCTACAACACCACCTACAACAGTTCCAACAGGTCCCGCAAATGTACCTAATGCTGCTCCTACTTTAGCACCCGCAATTGCTCCTGCTGTTCCTGTAGCAAATCCAGATACATTCTCCGCTCTATCAGCATCAGCGCTGTCCTCAGAATACAGTTCTCCTGTTCTAGTATCAATAGCGGTTTCATCTCCTGCTTGGGCTCTTTCTAATAAGTCCCTTTGTTCCATATCATCTTTAACTCTGAAACCCGCATCTAGTGCAATGGCTCCTACACCAAGAGCTCTTCCTGCAAATCTAGCAGCTTTAGATAATCCACTTGGCGGTTTAACATCGTCTGCTACATCTGTTACAGTCTTTGTCATGTTTTGTATTGTTTGTCCTTGTGGACTATTAGTAGGGAACCATTTACCTGACTTAGCTTGAACTGATGGGACACCTTTAGGAGGTGTTGTAAATCCTCCTCTAGGAACTTTAACATTTGTCGGAGGTTTGCCTGGTCTTGTTGTTACCTGTGGTGTACGAGTCCTGACATTTCTCGGAGTCCTAGTTTGTGGAGTCCTAGTTTGTCCTGGCCTCATTGGTGGGCCCATTGGCATATCCATACCTCCACCACCTTGCATATCTGCAAGTAGATCTCTTATTTCTTCTAGAACCTCTAATTGTTTTTCTTGTATTGATTCTGTGTCTTGTCCTGTTCTTGATCCTACTAATGCCTTTCTAGGATCAATCTTTTCAGGATCACGTTTTTGAAAATCTTCTCCTTTTAAAAACGCCTCTAAACTATCGCTTACACTCTTTTGATCTTGCCTGGATACTTCGCCTTGTATTAGTTCTTGTTTTTCTTTCTCATTTATGTCATCTTGAGATGTAATCATTTGACCGAATTTACTATTATTTAACTTGTCAATAAATCCACTCATCAATCCGCCTGCAGCACCTTTTGCTGTAAAGTCATCACCTTGGCTAATATTAAACATCTCTTTAAAGTTTTGACCAGAAAAGAATCCTTGATTTTGTGTTCCTTTCATTAGTGCGTCTGTATCTAAACCACTATTAATACCTGTTCTTTGTTCGTACGCAGCTAGTTTTGCTATTTCATCTTTTGCTTCTTTACTATCACCTGATGTCTCTTGTTTTCTTGTAGCTTCTAATACTCGATTTATTCTTTTAACTAGGTCGCCTTCACCTTCTTTGTCTCTTAGTATTGCTTGTTCTAATGCAGTTGAATCTGCTTGTGCCATTAATTTTAAGTTAGCGGACGCTCCGCCTTTTATAGCATCAGATGATATTTTTGTGGGCATTATATTACCCATTACTTGCGCTAAGCCCTGTGCTCTAGCTCCTGTTTCTTGTGGACGACTATCATTTCCGGGTATGTTATCAGGATCATTATCAAAAGGTTCGCCACCACCGGTGTCTCTTACACCACCTTCTACTTTTCTGTGTAGGCTATCTAGACTAGCTTCTATTCTTTTACGACTTTCCTTAGCACCTTTGTTGTGCCTTTGTTCTTGCTCAATACCTTTTGTATTGGCCTTCGCAACTTCATCAAGCTTTCTATCAGATTCACGTCTTTGTAACATATCCCCAACCTGTGTAATGTTAAGGATTTTATTACTCTTTGCGTGTCCCTCAATGTCCTCTATTTTTGACGCAATATCTCCAGCAAAATTACCTAAATCTTCTTTAGTTTCCGAATGAAGTTTCCTAAGATCTTCATTATCGGTTGCATCTGATATTGCCTTTTTTATGTCCTTTTCGTCCATTTACTTTATCCGCTTTGTTTCGCTCTCGCTTGTGACCTCTCGGCCTTTTTATTTAAATGTTCTACTAAATATGTTATATAAACTTCTCTTTCCCAAGGCATCATATTCTCCAACTCTGTTAAACTATAATTATGTTCTTGCATTAACAAAAAATTTGTCTTATAGTAGTTTTCAAGATTCTCCTGAGAAAGAGTCATGCGAAAAAATGTTCTGCACCATTAATGTTAATTGTATTATCAGTATCACATTCAGGACACTTATAATTAACCTCATGTGACATCATTGGCATACTGTCAAAATATTCTAACATCTCATTGTATGCCGCTACCGGTAAACTATCTATAAATTGTTCAATTTCTTCTGGTGTTTCATCTTCTACAGTAATAGTTTCTTCTCCTACTGTTACAGATGCTAGACATGCTTTAATATAATCAAACATATCGCCTGAACCATTTACAGTATCATTGACAGTAGGGTATTTTAATTGTAATACAATACCTCCATCTAAATCTAATCTACCTGTTTTCATTTCTCCCACAATATCCAAATCTTCTAACTTTAATTCATAAGGAATTTTGTGTTCACAGTTTCCACAAATTAAAGTGAATTGCTGTGTTCCTGTTACAGACTTTTCTTTACAACGTATGAACAAATGTTGTAAATCAAACATTGTAATTTTGCCTGCGTCCACTTTTCCAAATGAACAATTTTGTACTACTGTTTTACAAGCTTGTACCATATCTTCGAATTGTCCGCCCTCATTTGCTAACATAAGAACTTTCTCTTCCTTTACCAACCATGGTCTAAAAGTAAAGCGCTTTCCTGTCGACGGTACCTTTAATTCAAATGTTGGCGTATCAATTTTTGGTAATGCCATAATTTTCTCCTATAATATATCTCTATGTGCCACCTGATCCATTTTGTAATTTTGGATCTTGATTCTTTTCTTTATTTTGTTTTTCCTCTTCCGAACCTCTAAACAGATTTAATACCCAATCTCTTACAGCTGTTCTTGTGGAGTTTTCTTCTGCTCCGCCTGTAGGATTAAAGTTATCGGGTTTACCAATGCCTACTGTAATAGCAGTAGACTCCCAATATGCTGCTGAGACAATAAGTGTTGCTCTAGCTATGCCAGAGTTACCCATTGACAACGGTATAAGGTTAAGGACTTTGGGTGTAACTTCATGTAATACCCATGCTTTTCTGTAACGATCTTTCATGTCTAAAGATGCAATTGTAACTCTACCCCAAGTATCTGCTGGGTATGCAACTTGTTTGGATGTAGGATCTACACAATGTGCCATCCATCTTTCAAACTGTTCTCTTAATCTCCAATCAACATCACAATAAAAAGTTAAATTGATTTCGTTACCTAAGAACCCTATATTATTGTTTCTGTAATGTGTCCAGGGTCCTAAATTAAATTCTTTGTTTGTTAATACCATACCAGGTATTTGGACTTCTTCACAATATATGGAAAAGTCACTTACTAATTCTCTATCGCTTTTTCCTTCGCCTGACATTGAGGGAGGAAACGATACCTGTACCTCAAATCTTTCTGAACGTGCTAATTGCCTACGTCTGATTTCAGACATAAACGAAGTAGCGTCCCAACGCTGATTACCTAACTGGGTAACTGGTCCTTCTATTTCTTCATCGCCTACTTTTACTGAAGGTCTTTTTAAATCAAACCATCCCATTATAAACTCCCCATACCTACACTAG